CCATAAAGAGAGGTCCAAAATTAGAAATATTCTGAGTCATCATAATATCGCACCAATCCATATCTGCGTGAGTTTCGGCGGATGTGTTAGATTCAGGATTCCAATTTAAAGGATTTTTGTTGAACCTAATTTCTACTTCATCGCTGCAATGTTGTTGAAGTTTCTCAAAAGGCATAATTGCCCTATAATAGCTACAACCGCCGTCATTGGCAGGAACTACTAATATCTTTAATTTATCTTTACTCATTATTAAAAAAAGGACCGCTCTTAAGGATCTGTGAAATTATAGTAATTAAACTAGGTAATACTATCCCTAAAAGCAGCCCAACACAAAAAAATAACTATTCTAGACCCTTAAGGTGCGAGAGATAGTCGTCGCCTTCATCTGATTTAGACTCGGTTGACGTAGATGCAACAGCTTTAACCTGCTCTACGATATCTTCTCCTGTAATTTCCATAGCCATCTTCTTTAAGTCTTCGTATGAAGCTACTTTAACAAGACCTTGAATATCATGTAGTTGATCCATCCAAGTTGCAATTTCCATATCACTTCCAGCCTCTGATTTAGTAGGCTTTGGAGATGATTTATCATAATTCGGCCATTCGCCTGATTTATCTTTTACGATTTTGAAATCATTACCGGCTTTCAGGTCTGTAATATCCCCATAATCATCGTCAAAGAAACAATCAAGAATCTTGCTGAATAATTTAATACCTACGGATAGGATTTTAACATCACCTGTCTCACGCTCAACAGCATTTAAGTAAAAACGCTTACGAGCTTTAATTTGACGTGCGATTGCCATATTACCCTCATCTTTAGTATTCCAAAGCTTAAAGCTTAAGTCACAGATAGGGCAATCATCACCTTTTACCCGCGGGCAATGGTGGTTTTTATCATTAATACGATGAATACCTGTTTCAGCGTAGAAATTCTCATCCGGATCTTTAGCCGGTAAGACTCGCACTTGAGTAGTGCCTTCTTCCATCATTAAAAACTTCTTAAGGAAATCAGCGTTATCGCCACTTCCAGGAGCCTTATTGATTTGATTATACTTTTTACGTAGTTCTTCTATGTTTACCATGTTATTATTAGTTGTTTAATTAGTTGAAAATAGTTTTGCTTCAGCTCTTTTATTGGCTGAGATTTGCACTAAACAATCTTTCTGATGGTCTAGTGCGTTAAGTAAGCTTTTAGCTAGTGAATACTTGCTATCCGCGTCTGCTAGTTCCTGTCTTACTAGCACGAGCTCGGGAACGGAAAGAACATAAGAGTTCAAGCTTGATTGTGTAGCCTTTTGACCACTTGCTTTCAATTCCATTGCGCGCTCTTTCATAACTTCCGATTCTTCTTTATCTAATTTAATTGATTTTTCGTCTCTTATCTTTTTAGCGTAAGAGAGGAGGGCTGCAAAGTATGCGTAAATTGCGGAATGATTCATTAAAGTAGTTTCAATATCAGAATCATCGATTTGTAAATACTTCTTCGAGATGGTAAGATACTCATCTTCAAATGTATTGTACAGGTCTATGATTTCGCTATTCATTGCTCTTTATATTATAGACATTTTTGAACGATTTTGGAGAAGAATCTCGAGAAAATATAAATTCAAAAAGTTCAGGGTTTAAGGTTACTAACATTTGCATCATATTAGATGTAATAGTAGTTAAAAACTCATTTCTAATACCTGGCATTTCGTCGTCATCTCCTAATCCGAACAACTGAAAACCGACATGTAGAATCTCATGGAGGAGAGTTCCTTTGTAATCAATATCGTCTTGCTTCGGGTCCACATAGATTATATTAGTTGTTAAATCCACATATCCGTAAAGTTCATCGCCTTCAACATCAGATAAATCTTTCTGAATAATTTCATAGGATTTAAATCCGATATGGAGAATAGTAGGGTGCTTATAACTCATTATTAGAAGAATGTTGATTTGATTGCCAAGTAGAAAGGTATTCCTACTCCATACAGTACTGAGAAAGCTAGCCCTACGCCTACTGCGGAGCGTATAAGTGTCATTATAGCTCCATGGCTCGGAGCGTCTCTTTTATCTCTATAATCCATTATTCTTGCCCTATCACGAGTCGTTGATAATCCATTTTAGCCGGGATAATAAATCTAGCCCTACCGTTCCTGGATTTAATTATGTAAATTCTAGATTTACCTTTATCGAATTCTTCTTCATCTTGATTAATTGAAATAACCAAATCGCATACGCGAGTTTTTCCATAAGAATCTGCTAATTCCGTGTCAGTAATTAGTCTTACTTTCTTACCTTCACGGTTTGTTTGTGTAGCAGTCCAAAGTAGGCATTTATGCTCAATAGCTAAACCTCTGAGTTCTTGTGCTAACCGTTCTTGTGCTTGATACTCCGCCATATCTCCCTCAGTCGCTAGTAATTCCAAATAATCCACTATAATAACATCGGGAGTAAAATTTTCATAATTACTAAGTTGATTTAAATAAGCACGAAGTTGGTTTACGCCAGCTCTCTTTGTAGGAAACTCTTTAATCTTAAGTTGACCCCTATCTGGGACTGTTGAAGTAACTTGCTCTAACCTATCTTTAAGATCATCACATCGGTCTTTTAGTTGGTCTTGGCGAATTCGCGAGAATATACTATCTAATCTCTGTGCCACTCTATCCTCAGCCATCTCTAAAGAGATATAAAGAACGTTAGACCCGTCTAAACACGAGCGAACAGCTTGGTTGGCAAGGTAAAGAGATTTACCTACCCCAGGAGGAGCGACTACCATTGCTAACTCCTTGGATGCCAACCCGCCTTCAAGCGCTTCATTTAGGGATTCGAAAATCGTCCTATGTTCAGCACTATGCGTATTCGAATTTAAACGTGCCCAACGTTCTTCAATATCTGAAAAATAATCTAATCCTAAATCTACATTGCGACTAACAGTTAATGCGCCACGCATAATAGGTTCGATTTCTGAGTAGTTCTTAGACTTAACCATTTCGGCGGAGCGAATAATCGCGTCTTTTAATGATTGCTCTTTGGCAAATCCTTCTACTAAGTCTAAAAGGTAATCTTCATTATTTAATGAGTTTTCATCTAGGTTATTAATAAGAGTTAACTCATCTCGGTAGTCCGAAAATAATTCGTTTGAAGTTTTTACCTTCTTTACATCTTCTAAGATGAAATCATCAGATGGAAGTTTTTTGTACTTTAAATAGTAATCTACTATAATCTTGTACATTTTCTGATGTGAGGGGTATTCGAAGTACTCTGCCTTTACCATCGGCATAGCTTGAGTGAGAAACCCAGTATCCGATTTAGCTAAGTATATAATACCTCGTTGGATATTATCTGATAATTCATATGTGGTAGTCATTATGTTATAAGAGCGCTTAAGATATAAAAAATACTAACAAAAAAATTATTATTATTACCAATTATTGCCAGTAGACCCAAAACCACCCTCATTCCGAGAAGTTTTTTCAGCAAAGAACGTATCTTTGTCTACAGAGTTCAATACTACATCAGGAACTTCGCTAATAATCATTTGAGAGAACCTTTCCCCTTTTAAAATTACAAAAGGGCTGTGATTCTTCAAGTTTCTGATAGCAACCATAACGGGACCTTTATATCCACTATCAATAGTTCCAGGTGCGTTTGGGATTATAATTCCAAGTTTAGAATAAGAACTTCTTAATCTAATCTGACCTTCAAATCCCGGAGGGATGTCTACTCGTAACCCTACGTCTACTAGCGTTGTTTTACTAGGCTCTATCTGTACATCTTCATTAGAGTATAAATCAAATCCTGCATCATTATCATGCTTGTAGGCTGGATCTGGATTTTCGGAGGTATTTAAAAAGTTTACTATTGGCATTTAATTATCCTTTACATTATGCCCGTCTTCAGATCTTTTTCTATCTGTGTCGGACATTGCTTTCGCTACTGTCTGAGTTAAGGCTTCAGAGGACTTTCTGCGTATCTTAGCCGTCTTAGGGTCTACCTTTTTAGCGAGACCTTGCTCCACAGCTACGTCATGATTTATTTTATAGTTAGTGTAAGGTGAAACCCCGGATTTACCCTCAATAGCTTTTTTAGTATTTTCAATCTCCCCTTCCATCCAAGACTCTTCTACTTTTCTACGACTACTAGAGCCAGAAGATCTAGAATGTTCCTTTAAACCTATGCCATGCGCATTAATTTCCTGCCCTTCGGCGGTTCTGTTGCAAAGATTTCCACAATCATCATGCTCTTAGGGTTCCTTATAGTATTCCATAGATACTAGCTCTTCAAAAGTCTCATTGCAAGACTCGCAGTAATAGTTGTACATTGGCATTACAGCTCACACACCCCATCTTTACATGTATCAATAGAAGATGCTAACTCTTGGAGTTTACCCCCAGTAATTAAAGCATTTAAATCAATTGAAGTATGATCAATAGTTTGAAGTGGTTCATTTCCTCTAGAGCCTGCTCTATAAAATGTTACCCCTTTTAAATCATGAGCTTGCGAAAGCAAATCATCATATAAAGTTTCTGCCTTGTAATCATTAGGTAGATTGCAAGTTTTTGAAACAGCTGAGTCAATATGAGCTTGTACTACAGATTGAACTTTCATATGCTCCTCAGGAGTTACATCATAAGCCCCAACACAATGAGTTAAATCACGACCTCGTAAATACATCTCCTTAAACAAAGGATCAATTACAACATTTTCATTAAATACACCTGGAGTCGATGTTTTCCATGTGCGTTTGTACACAGGGGCAAAGATTGGCTCTAGCCCTGTGGATACTCCTAACACCATACTAATAGTTCCAGTTGGAGCCACAGTAAGCATTACTGCGTTACGTAATCCATTCTTTTTAATATCAGCACGAATTCGTGCGGGAATAGTCTTCATAAACTTTTCATTTTTAAGTTTACTAAAATCATATTTTTCAAAGCTTCCCTTTTCACGTGCAAGGTACATAGACGCTTTGTAAGCTTCATTTCGAATAGTTGAAAATAAACGTTCAAGGAACTCTAAACATGCCTCAGACCCATATTTAAATCCTGCTTTAATCAAGAAATAATGAAGCCCCGTAACACCTAAACCGATTCTTCGGCTACGTAAGCCCACCTCTTCACACTCTTTAATTGGGAATGTATTAGCTGTTAGCACATTATCTAAGAATCTAACGCCGACTCGAATAGTTCGGGCGAGTCTACGGTAATCTATATTGCCATCCATATCCACCATATTGGCTAGATTAACATGCCCTAAGCAACAGTTTCCATATGCAGGAAGTGTTATTTCCCCGCAAGGGTTAGTGGCAGGCATTTCTTCAAAGTAAGATACGTTTGTGTATTCGTTTGCTAAATCTACATTAAATACTCCAGGCTCACCCGACTCAACTGCGTTATCTAAGATTCTCTCCCATATATCTTTTGCTTTAATGGGGGATAGAACTGCGTTTGCAAAAGTATCCGACCACCCAACTTTATGATATTGGTCAGCTCTTCCGATTGCATCTTCCTCATCTTTGGCTACTACGGTTACAATATCGGTCTTTCCTTCCTCATCTGTGCGCTCAACATTATAGCAGAAATATTTATTATGTCGTCCTGCGAATGTAAAGTGCCAGTCCTCATTGTTTTCTACGGCTTCAATAAATCGATTATTAATAGCTACAGAGATATTGAAATTAGTAAGCTCCTTACGGTCAAGTTTCA